GGTCCTTCCTGATCCCTACAACGCGGCTTTCGCGGCGAAGTACTCTCCAACGACATAGATGTGTTGGGGGATTGGCGCGGCCGACATCCTCAATGTCAGCCAACCGTCCCGAACGAAGACATCGCAGTCTTCGTCATCCTCTACATCTGTCTCGTCCTGGATATCCTTCCAATAGACGTGACAGCCCCGTAAACCGAACCACTGAGGAAGCGGTTGGTTCATCCCCCTCTTACTGGCCCGGAGGTGCCAGAGATAGTAGGCCCGCACGTCACGAACAACCCGAGGCTCCTTCACGAAACGTACCGCGCCTTTAAAGCGTGGTGCGTGTGTGTCGGGGCAGGGTCGCAAGTAAACGTCGCGAGGGTGGCAAACGATTCCGCTGGAGCTGTCAGCTCCAAACGGGACGAACCTGGCATACGGAACGTGGCTTTTAAGCACATTCCATACCGGTCCGCCTGGCCTTGTACGCGCGAGCAGCGCATTACAGGTCACGTTTGCCTCCAAGATGGTTCGTGGGTATTGCTTCCAGTAGAAGGCGCGTACATTTACGCCCTCATACCAGTCAGCACCGCAGCTTTCCCGGAACGGCCCTTTTGTAAAGGACTTATCCAAGTTGATGCGGAACCCATAGAAACGGAGAAGTTGAACCAGCCTCGGTGCAAGGTGCGACTCAATGATGATGTCGTCACCATACACCAAAGGCTCCACAGACCCTACGGATTTACACAACGCCCAGAAGACAAGAGTCTCCAAAGGAAAAGTGTAGCCGTTCCCCATTGAACTAAATTTGGCGTATATACCGTCCCCGAAGGGGCCAGTGTACGCCGGACAACGGAGGGCATCCAACAAACAGAACCAATCATCCGGTAGCAATGAAGCCACCGTATTAATCGATAGTGTGTCAGACGCCATAGAGAGATCTATGGTTGCAAGCATTCCAGTGACGCTACCCTCACGGGCGGCCAACTGGTTGCGCGACTGATCCTGGAGGTCAATGCCAACCTGGCGTAGCCTCTGTTTGATTAAACCATCGAATGCGAGCTGGAAAGGCAGGTTGCCTATAGGCTCCTTTGCGATGGTCCGGTCAGTCTTAAGGTTCTTTGGGACGGTCATTACCTGATTCACCGTTGTGGGTATAAAACTCGGCAACCCCGGAAACCCGTGGAAGCGGAGAAAAGCCCTAACAAACGGTATAGCGCGCTCCGTCACTGTGTACGTCTTCCTAATCTTCATATACGGTTTCGACCGCGTACGAGGATCAGTGGACGTCGCGCCGGAGGTGAGCTTGAGATGAGCTGGTAATCCTTCCAACGCCACCTTTGTCGATCCCAACACACGAGCGATTAACCCGCGTGCCGCCACCTCTTCATCTTTGAATGGGTGACGTTCAGGGTGCCGAGCATAGAAGTCTAAGCGTTTATTGGTAATCCTGCAAAGCCTCTCGGCTAGCAGAAAACCTTGGCGCGCAGCTTCATGCTTCTGGCGAGACAAACCAGCATCGGCGTTCTTGGAGAAAAACGCCTTCAACTGAAGTATCTCTCGACAACGGCTGAGTGAGCTAAATGCCTCAGCCTGCTCACACCATCGAAGGATTCGGAAAGGGTCCCGGGCACGAATATGCCCGTACAAAACCGCTTTCTCTTGCTCGTCGATGGCCGAACTCTCTTCAACATAGGCCCTGGTGAGGTCCCATACGCTCGGAAAGCAGCCTGCTTTCCACCTCGCTAATCTGCGATGATGCGTTTTCATGTGATGTCCCGCCCTGTTAAGGTTTCAGCCAACCCTGGCTGGTGACCATAGCGGTGAACTCGTCAGAGTTCACCAGGTCGCGGAAAACGGCCAGCTCGGCCGTGACATCTGCGGACAACATGTTGGCCGGACGACGGAACGTGACCTCGAAGTTAGACTTCGTGGCCAGCGCGACGTCGTTCGCATCCAGCACGCCCGCCACCAGGCGAAGAGAGTCCTCGGCAGTAGCCGTGGAGGTAGCGGGGAACTTGACCTTCTGGATCACCAGCCGAGGCTCGCCAACGGTGTGGTTGGAGCGGCGGTAAGTGCGCGAAGTGCCATTGTCGACCATCTCGGTCAACACAGTGGTCATGGTAGCCATTTAACGTTTCCTCTTCTTCAGAAATCCCTCTGCCGCTTTGTATATCAGGGCAGCTGAGTCAGCAAGACGCAGCTTCGTGATACGCGGTTTCAGGGTAGGGGTTAATGTGAGTGCTCCCGGGATGCGTGTTTTCAGCATCGCCATGGAGTTTGTCGCCAGCTTATCTCCGCGCTGGTAACCGTTTTTCGACGTTGTAGTCATCTGACCCGTCGAGGAGCATACAACCAAAGTTCCGTTTGAAACCTTGATTTCGGAGGCCCCCAACACCACAGACATCGAATCTATGATGTTTCCCACGTTGACAAACCAATCCACTACAAACGAATAGGGAATCAATTCCCAGGCCGTCTGGAGCGGGTTGATCTTCGCGACTCCCTTCTCGAAACGATACAAAGCAGCCACCACCGACCGACGGCTAACCGAATATGCATCAGTGCGCGTGAAGTCCAGCCTGACGGCTGAATCCTCGTACGTTCTGGTGATACTGGTCGTCGTCGTGTCATTGTCGGTTGCCATTGCTCGTTGAAGGACTTGAGTAGCACCTGCCTTATCCTTGATGATCGCGATGATGGCGTTGAGGTCCATAATTGCCGGACCCCAACCATATCTCGTAATCAGCCAAGAATCCGCAAGAGCCCCCAGCATCTGACCAGGCTTACGCTTGATCTGACGCCAGGCTTGTGGGTCTGCCATCCTGGCAGCGGTCTTATATGTGGCTCTGTTGAAGAGCTCACGTGTCTGAGAAAATGTGGCAGCGAACGTCAACAGGTCGAAGTCAGGCGTGTGCTTGGCGGCAGCCTTCTGGTTCAACGACGCGAAGTCGTAGTCAGAGGCAGCACCAATACACCCATCCTGGGTCGGCCAAAGATACTCGTTGAAAACCCACACATTCTCGCTCTCAACCCTATTCACGCCATCTGGCGTGACCGATGACATCGAGGAATCCGCTGAAGCCAACTGTTCGTATTTGTAATACGGATTGATGGGCAGCGCAAGTCCTCCAAGACGCTTCGTTTTGTAAAACGAACCTGTGTCTTGTCCTTGGATCACCTCAATCTCCAGTCGCTCCTTCTTCCAGAAATACGAGTACAGAGACGTCGTATTGGAAGGCAGGTGGCGGATGTAGACAGGTGTGTTCTTCTCCGTAAGGATGGAACTCGAGGAATTCATCGTTGGTCACCTTTCTAGTGACCCTGACGGCCGGGTCTCGCCGACGGGCATTATGCCCTAGAGATCCACAGGGAGGTGCGCCGCGTCCAGCCGCGCACCGCCTGAGGCATCTACTCCAAACTAGGTAGTAGATGGGAAGGGAGGACTCTTCCAAGTAGCACTTGCTTAAGGTGCCAGCGCAAGTCAAGGCCAAGACGACAGTTCTGTATGGTTTTCATCAAGTGCCATACATAGCTGTAATCCAAAGTCTTGG